TCTCCTAATTTTATCCGAAAACTAAAGCCATTGCTATAGCTTTACCTGTTGTAGCTTTTGTATCAAGCTGAGTTTGTATGTTGGAAGTTACTCCATCTGTGTAATTAAGTTCTGCTGCTGTAGCTGTAATTGTTGTTCCATTTATAGATAGAGCATCTGTTTCTGTAGTTCCGTCCACATCTAAGTCGCCATTAAAATCTGCATTACCTGCCAAAGTTAATGTAGTAGCCATGTCAACAGCTCCGTCAATGTCTACAACATCAAGATTGGCCGTTCCATCTACATCAAGATCAGTACCTACGTATAGTTTCTTGGCTATACTTGCACCACCTTCTGTACGCAAAGCTCCAGTATCTCCTGTCGCATCACTAGAATCTGTAGTATCTGTAATGTCTACAACACCTGCTACAGTTAAAGTTGAAGCCATATCTACAGCTCCATCAATATCTACAACATCTAAATTAGCTGTACCATTAACATCAATAGCACCCTCTAAGTCTATGTCACCATTAACTATAAGATCATCTGTAACTGTTAAATCATCTTCTACTTTAAGATCTACAACATTAAGACTAGCAAAAGCATCAACAACTGCTGCTCCACTACCTGCTCCATCTAAATAAACTGCTTTAGTATCGCCAGCAGGTATGGTTATGTTAGCACCAGAACCTTGTGAAATAATTATATTTTGAGAACCGCTTGTCCCATTCTCTATAAATTGCATCCTACTTATTGTGTTTGGAGCAATTGTAATCGTACAAGCTGAATCTAATGTACCTGTGTATTTAACATACATAGCTCTAACTGGGTCAGTAGCTCCGTCTGCTATGGTACTTGTGTGTGTGTCTGCGTTAGTTGTTATACCTTCTGTTCCAAAACCTAAGGCTTCTCCAATTAACTCTAAATTGACGTTTGTGTTAGTACCCCAGGTTCCTGACGCGTCACCTGTTCCCATTTCATTTAGTCTTAAATCATTTACGTATGTACTAGCCATTCTTTACCTCTTCTTTATTACGCAACTTCTTCCCAATTGGGAGTTTGTGTATCTGTTATAGTAGTATAGTTTGGAGTTTGGCTTTCATCAATACGTGACCATATCAAAACTGTTCCTACTGATCCTGTCGCGCTTTGTCCTATTGGAGAAACGTTTGCTTTTGCATCTGTTGTAACTGTTCCAACGGACCCAGTAGCAGAGTTTAGTGTAACAGATATATTATTATTAGTAACAAGGCTTATTGTTCCAAGAGCAGAAGTTCCTGCTTGTCCTGTCGGAGTTACATTTGCTTCACCATCTACTAAAACCGATACAGATCCTAAAGTACCAACCGCAGTAGGACAAACAGCTACGGCATCTCCATTTACACCTACTCCAGATACACCACCCGTAGCACTTTGGCCCGTTGGAGTTACATCTGCTTTTGCAACAACGGAAATTGTTCCTAGTGCGGATGTAGCTGCGCTAGGTGCTGTAAGTGTAACAGGTAAAGGTTCGCCCCAGGTTAATTGCCCCCAGGTTCCGCGACCCCAACCATTAATATTTGCCATTTAAGGCCTCTTTAAGCGATTCTTATAATTGCTGTAGATGCTGCCGCAGCAGGGAAAACTATAGTAAAATCTCCAGCGGTTGAAGTTTTATCGCCACCAAAATCTATAGTAGCTACAGATTTATCACTATTGGTGTCGTTATAAATCATACAACCTCTAGCCGTTACAGTAGCAGTACCAAAAGTTAAATCTGCAAAATCTGTAAACCCTGTTGTGCCTCCACTTGTTGGAGCAACTTTAGTTAAAGCAGCTCCTCCAGAAGTATAATTAGTACCACTTGCTTGTCCAGTTGTAGTAAACGCTGTAGTAGTTGCACCTAATGTGGCCGAACTTGTATATAGAGCAAGTTTAAAAGCATTACCGTTAGTAGCAAAGTTATGTGTTGCTGTTAACAGTTCTGTTTTAAAACTTGTAGTTAATGTAGATGTGATTGCCATTTCAAATACCTTTTATTATTTTTGCTAAATCCTCCGCATCTCCTTGTATCAATTCTTGAATTAAAGATGCTTTATATGATTTTATAGCATTATTCAAGTAAATCAAACACACTCTATAAATTAAATTTTTATAAGCCCTAGCCTGTTCTTTGATATGCGGTTCACTATCATCAGAATATCCACATATTTTTTCAGTTAATTGCTCTGCCCAAAACTCAGGAGGATGTCCTCCGTATTTTGAAGTAGCTACTTCTACTAATCCTAGTTCTGGTAAACCGTCTGGTGTAATTTTATCTACCATTTTTTAGGTTCTGGAGAACGCAAATGATTATCGGTTCTATCAATTAAAGTAGGTTGTTGATATTGTTTAGTTATTTCTAACTCACTCATTCTGGATAATTTTAACGTGTCTTCACTTTGCATAACAACTAAAGGATCTGAAAGTCTATGATAACCGTATAGTTTTTGCTCTGCCGGTACATCTGTGTCTAGTAAACTGCTAGAAGACGCAACTTCTATTTGTATATTTTTTTCTACACATTTAGAAAGCCAAAATTCAACACAACCCCTGCCTGCTTCTGCAAAATGCAAATTACCTTTGTAAGAAAAATCTACTCCAAACAATTTAATATTTGAAACTTCATTCCAATACGCAAAAGCAATAGCGTAAGCAACCGTATTATTTAAATAATAACAATTAGTCTCAGTTACCACTTTTTCAATTGGGTATTCAACTAAACCAGGGCAACGGTCATCTAATTCACAAGTATATATTGGACCTTTGTGTTCTTTTAAAAGTTTAGCCATACTTTCAGTTTGACCACCGGCATCATCTGTATCTAAAAATCTAGAAGGTGGGTCCATCATAAAAACTCTGTCATGATAAATAACAGAAGCTACTCCATTTATTGACCAAACTTCATCAAAATGAACCCCATGAGATTTTGCTAAGTTGTAATCAAACCAACTTTTTCCCATACCCACAATAGCAACTGTCTTGTCTTTAAGACTGTCAATTTTTTCCATTTACTCTCCTTATTTACGAAACAGAAGTTCGTAAAGAATCATAACGATATTCGTCTTTTCTTCCTCTAGCCTCTGCTTGATTTTTTAATCTTAAAACTTCTAAATTAAATCTGTTTTCATAAAGTTGCATTAAATCTGCATCACCCTTCATAAAAGTATAAGCTTCTACTAAAGCTCCATAAAGTAAAGCATTTCTAGCGTTATTTGAAATCCAAGTTCCTGTAGTAGATGAAGTTAAACTTGTTGGTTTGTATAAATAATGTAATTCAACCGTATAATTAGAGTCTGGAACTGGAGAAACTATTAAAGTAGATCCGTTGTCAGCACCAGTAGAGAGTTCTTTGTCAAAATCTGCATAATATAACGGCCTTCCTCTTTCTGATGTTGCTTCTGCGTCATTAGAATATTCGCGCATAAAACTAGCGTGTTTTTTATCTAAATAATGATAGTCGTTACTACCATCTATAATTGCCAAAGAAAAACTCATTAAAAAATCAGATGGAGCGGTTAAATAAGTATTTCCTGTTGTTAAATTGCCAGTAACATTTTTTCTAAAATAATCTAATTGTATTAATTCAAACAATCTATCTTCAGCATTTACAATAAAATCATTTAGTGTAGATACAAAAGTTGTTTCTTCATTTTCTACATAATTTTGTATTAAAGTTTTTAATTCAGTTAATGTCATGATGTTGTAATTGTAACGTTTCCTAATGTTGATGTCAGTTTATCAACTGTAAAGTTTGAAGGCAAAATTGAAGGATTCATAAAATCATCTTGAAATATACTAGAGTTTGTTACAACAACAAAACCTTCTCCAACTTCATTATCATTATTAGGCCTTGGTTTATATAAAGCTTCAGGATCTGAAACATGTGGTTGTGGCTCTAATTGAGGATGTTTTGGCTCATAACATTCAGAACAAACTTTAAAACCTGTCCACTCTTCTTTTAATTCACTAAGCTTAAACTGAAAAGAACATCTGTCGCATAGTGCTATCGCAAATTTACCAAGTGCGTAAGCCATTTTAATTCATCCTAATGCTTGGTCGTATTCTAAAAGAAGCTCTATCTTCATCCTGATCGGCAGCTCTTCTAAATTCTTCTTCGTACAAGGTTTTTAATTGCGGGGTAAGTTGAGGAGATCTTTTAAGAGATAAATAATATGCTAAACCAGCAACAAAACAAGGATAAAACCTAAAGGGCATGTCCATAGTATTAGTAGCTTTATCTGCATCATCCATTCGTACAATTTTATTAAAAACCAAAATATCAGTAGAGTTTTCTGGTGCTGGCCAAACTTTTAAAACGGGTGAAATTGTTTTATCAAGAAAATATTGAGAAGGCCTTCCTTGAGTTGTTTTAGTGGGAATATTTAAATACTCAGACCTACCAACTCTACTGATAGAAATATCTGTTTGAGTGCTGTTAACTGTTCTTCTAACAACAACGTCTAATATGTCTATTATATTAGAATTTAAAGTGTAATCTGTAGTTCCTTGAGTAACCGTTTGGGTATCTTGCGAGATTGTCCATTGATTTAACCCTCTGTTAGCCCATTCAGCTAACATTAAATTTATAG